TCATTAATTGTAACCGTCGAATGCGCTGCGGTTGATGAGCTTAGATAAGATAATTCTTCACCAAGGTTTTTACCCGATCCAGAATTGCAGATAAATTTTATACCACTTGATGCAAGTTCAAATGATAATGGACCTGCTTGATAATTTCTTGAATGCAACAGGGAAGAGGGGTTGTTGGCATCTATAAATAATTCAATTTTTTTTGATTTAACTTTTGCATAACCACAGAAAATATTTTCCATTCCTTCAAATTCGTAACCTCTAGACTCTAAAAATTCATAAAATTTTGCAGTATTAATATGATTAGCGCCGTTAAAAAGAGGCAGATCTCCATTTGAAAATCTTAAGAATTTAAAACAAATTCCAAGGGAATTTATATAAATATTAATAAAAGCAGGTGTTTGTTTTCTAGATAATATTAACCATTCTTTAATAAGAACTAAAAAATATAAAGTCCAAAATAAATCTTCAGGGTTTTTGCTTTTAACAAATCCATCTTTGTTAATAAAGTTTCCAAGTTCATCTTCTAAATTCTTAAGTCCATATTGAGTATATTCTTCATATTGTTCAAAGGAATTTCCAACTAAAATTAAAGCTGCAAGGGATCTTATTTTATCAACGCCACTGCTAACTAAGCTGATATTTTTAAATAAATGTTTGGTTTGTTTGACAATATTATTAATGACTTTGCTTCTAAAAATAAGATCGCTATTCTTGAAAATAATCTCATAACTTGAAATCCAATATATTAAACGCATCGTCACAACATCAAGCGCCCAATATTTTTCATTATAATTTGAAAAATTATTGATCCATTGATCAATAATTAAGCAGCCTAATTCTTTTTCAGTTTTATCTAAACCATTGTTTGCTTGATAGATATATGCTATTTTGTCAGTAGGTGGTAGTATAATTACGTGTTCACCTGACCGATATTCTTTAACTTCTGGTATTTCTCTATCTGAAGTACGCCAATCTGTGCAATGATAGTTATTTACGCAGAATCTAGCCCAATTTAAGTCTGTATTTCTGTTAAAATAACCATGATCTATAAGAATGTAGGGTATATTTTGCTTTCTACACTCCATTTGTATGTTATCAGCACCATGTAAATTGCCAACAACTACAGGAATAGACTTACCATCCCATTCTTTTGTTAAAGTACCCTTACAATGCGTTTGTAAGCGTTTTAAGACGTTATCTCTGCGTTCTATGCCACTCAGTATTAACTGCATCTAAAACCTGTTCTACGGTGATTGCTTTCGCTTTTAGAAGGCAATGTTTACATACGCTATTAAAAGTCCCACATGGCTCTGAACCGTCATGTATATTTCTATGGGTATCATATCCTAAGTGCCTTGGTGAACTAAATCCTGTCCAAATAACTACAGATGGTATGCCTAAAGCTGCTGCTGCATGATGTAAACCACCATCTGTCCCTACAAAAACACTAGCTTTGTTTAGTATAGCTAATGCTTCCCTGAATGTTTTTGTTTCTATCCAATCTGTATATCTTTTAGCAGTAACATCACCTACTTGTTTCCAAGGTAAGTCATGCTTTACTAATTCATCCCACTTATCCCATGATTTATTTACAGTATGAATAAATGTACGTTTTACATTAGGCTCTATAAGTATAAAAGGTTCTTTTACTTTCTTATCTGCCCACATCTTTTCGTCTTTAGATAAGTATATTTCACCAGGTTTAGGCTTATAGTTATCATTAAAGACTAGATGTCCGTCTTTAGAACCATTTAGATAAGGTCTGTGATTAGGATAATTCTTTACCCATACCACATCTGTATCTGAATTAGATGCCATGCGAGGATTGTTAGCAAATACTTGGTGATCGTAAAACATACTTACACCATTACCAATCTTGACTTTCTTTTTGGTCTTTTCGTTTGCTTCTTTGACTTCTGCTGAAGCCATGATCCAATCACCTAAGCCCATTATATTTGGGTAGCGACACTCTCTATGACTTCACGCCATGATCTGTCATCTTGGTAAATTAATCGCATAGAACGATACCAAGGCATACTAGGTTGAGCATAACGCCATTGGTGATATTTAGGTACTAGACACCATGTTTTAACACCCATAGCACTAGCACAATGTTGAGCTGTAGTATTGACACCTAGAACCATATCTAGTTCAGCAATCATAGCTGCTGTGTCATCATAATCTTTTGCGTCTGTTGCAAATTCAAAGTATTTTACGCCATCAATTTTGCGTTCTACGCTATAATCTAGGCTTACTAATTGTATATCTTTGCGTCTTAATAGTGGCTGTAAATCATCTTCTGTGAGCTTACGACCTTTAGCATTAGTAAGTTTAATGCCACCTTTTGTAGTAATGCCTATGACTTTCTTTTTATAAGAGTCAAACAAAGCTCTCCACATAATACGTTTTTCAGGATCAGCTTTTAGATAAGGTGTGCCAGGAAAGTCTTTATTGTTATGTCTAAAGAACTCTGGTAATCCACCTACACCACATCTGTAATCAAATTCTTTATCTGCTATCCATTCAGGATGAGCTTCTTTACGAGTACCATGTACTTCTGCTTCAGGAAAGCTACGTCTAAATAATGTTTCTAGTTTAGGGTCACAGTCTATATAAACTTTCTTACTAGCTTTGATAGCGTCAGGAATACATGAGCCATAGAATATCTCATCACCTAAACCTTGTTCGCCATAGATAACTAATGTTTTATCAGGTGTGCCATCCCATCTTACTTCGTTACCATATACCCATTCTTTACGGAACTTACCACCTAAAGACTTACCCCATTCTTTCCAGCCTTTATCATATTCACCTTTGGCTAGATAACTATGTGCTAGATTTAATTGTGCGTGTAAATCTGTAGGATTGCATTCTAAAGCCATATTACATGACTTCTCTGCATCATCCCATTTAGACATCTGTACTAGCGTTGCTGCTGCATTAGAATAAGCTAAATGATAACTAGGGTCTAGTTCTGCTGACTTTAGGAAGTATTGTATAGCTTCCTCTGGCATATCCATTTCGTGAGCTGCACGACCTAGAGATGTCCATAATGCTTTGTTACCTGGTTGTTCTTGTAATGCTCTACGGAAGAATTGGTAAGCAAATGCTGGTTTATCACCTTGTAGCCAAATATAACCTAAGAAGTTTAGTGTAGCTGCATCATTAGGATATATCTCTAATACTGTGTAGATTAGAGGTAATGCTTCGTCATACGCTTCCTTAGTAATAAGGTCGTGTATAGCTAATTGTACTTCTTTTAATTCGTCTTTATCCATTACTTCTTATTTTTATCCATCTCTTTGATAACTTTATCTGAGACAACGTTACCAACAAATGTTCCTGAAGCTGATGCTAGAAAGCTAGTGCATCCTGTAAGTGTTAGTAAGAAACAAAAAAATATAATATATTTAGCCACGTTTAGTAGTTAGTTTTAAGTATGGATAGTTCTCGTTGATTTCTTTCATCAACTCTTTTGTTTGGTTAGGGTTATATATATCTATCCCTTTTTGTTTTAGCTGCATTTCCACTACTGGTGGAATACTAGCAAAGTGCGCCCATTCTTGTTTAACGCCTTTATCCCATGTATCTGGGTTATCTCTTGCTTGTTTAATCTTGTCTAACATTCCACTTATATCTTGTGTAGAAGTTAGGTAGTATGTATCTTTAGCTGGGTCGTAATCAAAGTATTGAGTTACACCTGTTACGCTATTGTGGTCAAATAATATTGGCATATATAAAAATACAAAGAGGGCGAATTAACACCCTCTATTGTATCATAACTACTTACTAAGCACCTACGTTTTGTACTTTAGCATGTGCATCTGGGTTTTGAACCACTAATGCGTATTCTGCTGTGAGTAACCATTTTGTGCTATCGCCTGTTTTAGCAAGTTCTTCTTTGCTCATTGGGCGTAGTGAAGCTAAACCAACATAACCAGGATCAACGCAGAGAACAGCTTGATCTCTCATGAAACGGTCTAGTTTAACTGTGTGGTTACCGAAGTCTGAAACGTAAACGTCTGCAGCGCCAGTAATTGTTGCTTGTGTTGTACCTTGAACATTGTTGAACTTAGTAGCAATACCTGCAAAGCCTGAGAAACGAGCTTTGTTAGTTGCTGACATAAGGATTAATGATGGTTCGCCACCATCTGTCCAAGCTAATTGTAATGCTGATTTTAGGTCTGCTTCAATGAATGTTACAGAAGTACCATCTGTTGGTGATGCTACTGTGCCATTTACGAAGCCAGGTGTTGTACCTGCTGTAGAACCTGTTGCAATTACTCGGTTAGTAATCCAAGATTCAATACCTGCTGTTGATCTAGCTGTTGCTGGACCACCTGCTGATGATGCTTGGTTACGTACGATTGCATATTCCATGTCACGTTTAAGTTCTTTACCAGCTTTCATGAGTTGGTAAGCAACTTCAGACTTACGACCATACTTACGTACTACGTCATATGTGTTTGAAATTTGAACTGTCTTGCGTGAGATTTGTGTGTAGTTACCTAATACTGTTGTAGCAGGTAATGTTGCGAATGAAGCGTCATCACCTTCAACAGATGTATTAGTACCTGCTGCTGCAAGTGCGTCTGTTTGCCATTGATGGTATGTTTGACCTGCTGACATTCTTTTTGCTAATGAAAGCAATGGTGTATCTTCTGGAGAAATATCAAAAATGATATCTTCAAATGATTCCGCTATACCTTTACCGGTGTAGCTATTGGTTGCTGATGTTGCCATGATTATGGTTTCCTTTGTAAATTAAAGCATGTTTTCTATGAGTTTTGCAGTCATTTTTTATTTTACTTTTTTAAACTTAAAAAAGGAGGAGCGTATGTCTTACCGTAAATCGTATGGAAGAGGCCGCAGACACAGACGGGGTCGTGGTCGAACAAAAACTTCTCGCACCTATACTGTAAAACGTGGCGGTATAAGGCTGTGATTAACCAAAGGGAATCTTGACTGATTCCCTTTTTCTTTATCCACTATTTTTTAATAACTAAATTTTGCCAATTATGCAAAATGCTTTAAACAGTGTTCAGCTGAAAAAACTGAACTCATCTGTTTTCGACTTTTCGCAAGATCGAAAACTATCATGTAACATGGGATTCTTATATCCTGTATTTGTAGAAGATTGTATTCCTGGTGATCGATGGGCATTATCTCAGGAAGCTATGGTACGACTTGCTCCATTGGTATTTCCAATGATGCAAAGAGTAGATGTTAAATTTGAATGTTTCTTTGTGCCCGATCGTTTATTATGGCCGGGTACAACGCCTGGACAAACTCAATTTGAAAAATGGATTACTGGTGAGAAGGTAGCTGGTCTAGATCCAGCTGTTCCTTACTTTAATCTAAATGCGCCCACCGTATATACTTCGGGTGGACTATGTGATCATATGGGTTTGCCTGATCCTAATGGAACTGATGTAAATATTGCTGCTAAATATAATGCAGCATATCAGTTTATATGGAATGAGTTTTATCGTGATGAAAATCTTCAGACTACTAAGATGAATTATGCATTGGTTGACGGAGATAATTCATCAAATCTTGATTTATTCAAACTTCAACGTCGTGCGTGGGAACATGATTATTTTACATCATGCTTACCATTTGCTCAGAAAGGTGACCCTGTTCAATTACCTATAGGTACATTCCGTGATGTTCCTGTAAAAAGAGATGCACCAGGATCCAATACGGTGTTAACCGGAACACCTGACTCTGTGACTCTTGATTATCTCGAAACTGATTCTCCTATTGTGGATCCATTAGAGATGTATGCTCAGACTTCAGCTTTGGTGGAAACTGCTACTACTATCAAAGATTTCAGACGTGCTTTAAAACTTCAGGAATTTCTTGAAAGATCTGCAGTATCTGGAACCCGTTATACTGAATTTCTTTATGGTATGTTTAACGAGTCTAACGGTGATGCTACACTTCAACGTCCTCAGTATATTACTGGTGCTAAATTCCCAATTCAGATATCTGAGGTATTAAATACAACGGGTCCTACTGGTGCTGATGACCCATTACAGCAAGGTAATATGTCAGGGCATGGTATTGTGATTTGAAAATCTTATGGTGGTCATTATCATTGTCGTGAACATGGTATAATAATGTGCTTAATGTCTATTATACCACGTACGAGCTACTACACTGGCATTCCTCGTAAATTCTTAAAAATAAATGATCGTTATGAAACTTTCTTTGAGCAATTCGAGCATATCGGTGAGCAAGAAGTTACATTTAAAGAAGTCCATGTTAATTCTTCGACTGGTGATGCAACATTTGGATATCAACCTAGGTATCTTGAGTATAAAGTACCATTTAATTCAATTTCCGGTCAATTCAAAACAACGTTACTCGACTGGCATATGGCGCGAGATCTTGATTCCGATGTATCCCTTAATTCTGATTTTATTAGTTGT